CCACGGATGCGGTGTCGGTGGAGATGTTTACGATTTAATTATGCACAAAGAAGGAGGTAACTATCGTGAGGCTGTCAAATTCGCAGAGGCAATTTCTCCTACAGGCAGCGACAGAATACGCCAAACATATAAACCAAGCAACAGACTATCTAGTAACACGGGGTCTATCGGTAGAAGAAGCAAAGATGTTTCATCTAGGAGTAGTGGACAATCCATCTCCAGGACACGAAGGCTACAGGGGTAAACTAGTAATTCCATACATCACCCCATCAGGGGTGGTTGACCTGCGCTTCCGCAGTATTAGAGGCGAAGACCCTAAGTACATAGGACTACCAGGAGCAAAGACAACTATGTTCAATGCTCAAACAGTTCTAACAGCCAACGGCTACATCTGTGTAACCGAAGGCGAGATAGACTGCATAACACTAGTGACTAAGACAGGACACCCAACAGTGGGTATCCCAGGTGCTAATAATTGGAAACCCTATTACACAAAAATACTTGACGACTTTGATACAGTTATCGTACTAGCAGATGGCGATAGCCCAGGGTTAGAGTTCGGCAAAAAGATTAGCCGAGAGTTGGGCAATGTAAATATTGTTCAGATGCCAGAAGGACACGATGTAAACAGTATTGTTTTACAAGAAGGAACGGAGTGGCTAGATGAAAGAATCAGAAAGTGCTTCATACGATAACCAACCAGAAGTATGGGATTACATCAGAGAAAACCCTAGAATTATGGGGCTACCATTATCAGATAGCAAAGCAATAGATATCTGCACAGCGCTACTAGATGTTTACGAAACCCTTGTCAAAGACCCAGAAGCAGCCAAGACTTTACTCAGTCTACTAGCCACAGTTCTGGTAGGTTCAGCAGAAGGACAGGGCAAGGAAGTAATAGAAGAAGTAATGGTCATAGAAGCAATGCAGGATTTAGACCACAGGCTGAAAGGAATATTAGATGAAGGACACTGAACATCTAGAAGAAATCCTAAGTCAACTAAGAATCATAATGATTAGGAAGCATCAGGACTACGGCCCATACAACATAGCCAATGCTCCAGGTGGGGCAATGAATGGGTTGATAGTCAGGATGCACGACAAGATGACACGGCTAGAGAACCTGCACTACAACCACAAGGGCAACACGCCGAACTATGAACCTATCGAAGATACTCTGCTTGACCTAGCAAACTATGCAATAATAGGACTAATGGTGCAAAGAGGATTTTGGGAAGGCTTGAATGGCACAGGAGTACATAACTAAGTATGACGCTTTAGTAGCGTCATTAGCAGTAGAGTATCACCGTAGGTATCCAATGCTTGAGGTGTTGGATATACAACAGGTGTTATGGCTTTGGTTCCTGACCCATACCAGAAAATATGCTGAGTGGTCTAAGTTAAAACAAAAAGACAGAGACAAGTTGATAGCCAAATCCCTACGCAATGCAGCAATTACATACTGTGAAAAAGAAAAAGCAAAAACAATTGGCTACGAGTTGATAGATGTTTATTACTACGATGCCACAGTTATAGAAGCATTCCTGCCTAGTATTATCTCTGAAACATATGAGATGCCAAGCAAGATAAAAGATTTGAACTTTAAGTTTAATAAATCAGAAGCCAGCAATGATGGCAACAACTGGCTAGTGCTACGTTCAGATATAGCAGCAGCCTACTACAGGTTATCGGAAGCCAAACAAAACATACTCAGAATTAAGTTCAGCACAGAGAACAGCGACTGGGCAGAGATAGGTAAAGATTTAGATACAACAGCAGATGGTGCACGTATGAAGGTACAACGTGCAGTCAATTCGTTAGTAAGAACCTTAGGTGGATGGCGTCCATTTACAGACAATGACTCTCCAGTTGTAGAGGAAGATGAAGATGAGCCAACCGAAACACATTAGAGAACTACTGCATATCAAGGACTACAGCAAGGCTATGGACCTACGTGGTGAGCCAACAGAAGTATGTGCTTGTGGATGTGATGTCTTTATTATGTTAGGTGGATTTGTAGATGGGGAGATAGCCTTTTATTTTACAGACGGGGAGTGCGCTAGTTGTGGCAGTATGGTAACTCTGCCTACCCCATCGGGAGAGGATGACGGCATTGCCACGTTATGATTTTCAATGCAAGGCTTGCGGTGCATTGACAGAACACACAGAGAACATACCGCCAGCCTGTCATCTTTGTGGAGAGATGATGGCTAGACTATGGACATCAACGCCAGTGCACTTCAAAGGCACAGGCTTCTATGTAACAGGAGGATAACAATGCCATATTATGGACGTGACTTAACAAAAAATACTTCATTACATATGGGATATTCAGTCAGGTTTGCACTTGGATTTACTATAACTAGATATGGGTTTGACCTAGATATAGGTCCTGCTTGGATATCTATAGAGTTTAATAGATTACTTAAGAAACATTATGGGTTTGATTCGGATGATGAATGATAGTAGAACTCAGCCAGGAAGAAGTTAGAGTCTGCACGCTACTAGCAGTAGAGCGTTGGCTAACTAAGTTCGGCTCAATAGATAAACCCAACTACGCAGAAGGCAAACGGCTAGGTAAGTTAGAACCAGAATTAAATGCCAACATCAGAGCCAATGTATCTGAATGGGCAGTAGCCAAAGAGTTTGACCTGACTTGGTCTGTGCCGTGGTATCCAAACAGCCTACATAAACGGCGCAAGAACATATCAGATGTCGGCGACTTCGAGGTTAGAACTGTTAGGACACAGACAGCCATACCTTTCTGGGAGAAAGACAAGGACAGAACTATCTTTGGCACTAAGGTGCTGGATGTAGAGTACTATTCTAAGGTGGAGATATACGGCAAGTTCAAAGGCTGTGACTATATGACAGCAGAATACAGAGATGAATCTATCGGAGGGTGGCGAGTCCCCGTAGAACTTCTCTCCAGTTAGGGGAAGACTGGGAGAAAGCAAAATAGACCCCCTATCCAATTAAGGTAGGGGGTCTATTTATGTCTGTAATCGCCTTATAGGGCGTTTAAAGGGCTACTCAGCAGCCTTATCAAACTTTCGTCCGAAGTCAACCTCGGCTCTATCAGCCCACTTAACTGCTGGAGCAGTGAGGCCGCCAATTAAAACAGCATACTCAGGGGCTAGGTCAGTAGCCAGAGCAATCCCCATAGTCACAGCCGATGCCAAGACAGCACGGAGGTAGGACTTAAGGGCAGCCTTAAATTCTGGTTTAGCAAACTTCCTTTTTAGTTTTTTAATTGCTTTCATTATTTGCCTTTCTTATGGATAGGACAGGTCTTGCAAGTACAAATCGTACGTTCCCGTAATTTCTTTTTGAATAGATTGCCGACAATGGATTTATCAACATTATATTTTTTCTTAGGAATAGGTTTTAATCTAGCCTTTATTTGATTCGCAACTTTAGATTGATTCAGCCACCAGAACCAGGGGCTAGTGTCACTACGGTGAGTATCATTAATAGAAATATGTAGATGCTTAACGTGAGGATTATTACCCGTATATTTCCTATTGCCTTCTTTGCGTCTGGCTCTTGACCAAATTTTTTTATTGTATATGAGGTAATCCACTCGTTCATCTTTTTTAAGTTTCTCAAAAATGATAGCACAATCAATACCGCCCTCAGGGTCGTGGGTCAAATCTACTGCTAGCCCAGTATTGTGGTCCGAATTCGGGTTGGCTTTCTGATGCGCTAACGAAGGCAACAACCCGTCTGACAGTTTCTTGCGCTTCGGAAACAACGCTGTCGCTTGACGGAGCACAGCAGTAGCAGCAGGTGACGCTACTTTGGCTACAGGTTTCATCAGATGTCTTCTTCATCGTCTTCCCAATCAGGAAGGATAGGTACTATTGGTTCTATCGGATTGTCTTGTGGTCTGTATATAGTCATCGTCTTAGCGCTTCCTTTACTAGGTCAGTTAACAACTCTACTTTGGTCTCTAATAAATCAACCTTATCCTTAAGGCTAGAGCCCCCGTTAGGGCGTAGTTCATATAGGTAATGCTTAACTAACCAGCGCACAGCGCCAGCAAATCCAGCAACTAAAGTTAATATGGCTACGGCTAGCCCAGCCCATTCAGTAGGTGTCATTACACAGTCCTTATAAGTATATCCAGGGTTCCTCCATAGCCAGAAAATCCTCTATCTGGTGGAGTCATCCGAGTGAAAGTGATTTGTTCTATTACAACCTGACGGCTTTCGCCAGTCTGTAAATCCTGCCAAGTTACAATGTCACCATTTTCTTCTATGGATTCTAGTTGTCCGATACGGTCTTTAGCGCGACCTTCATAGCCAACCATTACATTGTATTTATCTGTCTCTACGTCATAACAGAAAACAGGAAACTTAATTACTCGCTGTCTAGGTGTAGCAATAGTAGCCTTTGCTTGATAGCCCTTAAAGGTAGGGCCTTTAGTATTATCGGTACTATCTCTAGATAAAATAAACTTATATGCTAAATATTCTTGAGAGCCTATTGGCTGGCTAGTAGTTACTTCTATTGGCAAAACTGCTGAGTCATAACTAATTATGTCATACTCCACGTCATCTGAATCTACAGTTTCTAAAGTCATAGAGCCGTAGGTAAAATCACCGCGTCCTAGTAAACGCTTAAAGTTTTTAGGTTCTAATGTATTATACCTAATGTAACCTGTCTTTAAATAGCCACTACTAATTAGATTAGATGCTGATTCTGCATATACATATCCATCAGCAGATGAAGCATATGTAGTGCAATATGCTAAGCGATTACTGTCACCAAAGAAAGCACAACCTGTAGTTTGATGTCCAGTTACACCACTATAATAAATATCATTAGCATAAGCAAAAACTAATGGGCTTATTTCTTTAGATAAATCAATACGGATAACTCCTGGTGCACCATCTACGCCAGTAGCACACCATAAGTAATGGTCTCTTGCAGCAAAGTCATAACAAGGTTGAGTTGTTTCAATTATCAATGGACCATAGGTAATAGAACCATCTTGGTCATTGACTGTAGCAATACGGATACCCTTGCTAGTGCCAATAGCCATATATCCTAAGTAATAAAATATACGATAGGCTATTTCTCCAACAGGTAATTCTGCTGCTACTACTGCTGATGTAAGTGTTGGCATAGCGCCAGCAGTACTGAGTGTAAACTTTAATATAGTAGATTGAATACCATTGTAGCCAGAGATGTAAATGGCTGGGCCTGAGGCTGTAATGCTGGTATAAACGTGAGCGCTTGATGGGTGTGTATAGACTGCTGTGGGTAGTGATGATGCTGCTGTTGAAAACTCATAGACCTTATCGTTAGCACACATAACAATACGTTCTTTTACAAATTCCATTACTGCATTAGTTACAGTAATACCATTGGCTGTAAATAAAACTGTCGCTGAGGTAGACGAGTCGCCAGTAAGAACTTTTTTATTTACTTCTAGTTTACCTGATGGACCAGTGTCATTAGTTACCCAATAAGCATTGGTGCCATCATCACAGATAGCAAATACCTTATCATCGCTGCCAGAATTGTAGTCAATAAAATGAACTGGAGAAGTAGAAGCAGAAGTAATCTTATCTACATCATACTCATCAAGTAGTAGAACAGCATTGGTTCCGCTGTATTGAATAGAACGAATATGCTGATTAGGGCGACCATTAGATGCAATAGCACCTGTCGTATTATGACCTTGAACGCTGTCTTTAAGAAGGGTTACTTCACCTTCTGTCCATACATCTACACCTTTGCTATCGGCAAAGCGAGATGTGCCTTCTCCTGGAATAAGTCCTGGGTCATAAAAAGTAATGCCAGTCCCTTCGTGAAAAGAGGACTGGCTACGGAGCCACCAACCAGTGAGTGACTGCTCACCTGGTTCTGTTTGATTATCAAACTGTTCTTTTCTATAAGGCGCTGTCTGACGGACATAGGGTTTACTATCACTAATAGCATAAATAAAAGGCATACCGCCTAACGCAGTATCGTATGCAATGTCGGTGTTCTGCCAGATAGCATCAGTAGCAACTACACCAACATCAACAGCAATGGCGTGCGAGGCACGACCTTCTGTAATATCACGACCAGCCACTTATTCTCCTTGTTGCTCTTGTTCCATAAGTTTTGTCTTTAAATGTTCGTTAGCCCAATACAATGCATAGTAGTCATAGTCAACGCTAAAGCGTTTCATATGCTTTACTAGCGCCCCAGTATGGGCGTGTAGTGGTATCCCTGCTGCCTTCATACGGCGGAAAAAGATAATATCTTCGCCGACAAAATGCTCATCTTTGCCATCACCAGTCTCCATAAACATACCTTTACCAGGGAATGCTTCTCGCATCTTAGGAACTATAGACTTGTGCATAAGCACAAATCCAAAGCCTGCTGAGTCACACTTGATTACCTGATTCTCTGGCAATGGGTGGTGATAGCGAACTTCAAACTCACTTACATCATCAAATAGAACTGGGAACGGGCGCATAAGACTGCCCTCGTTCTCCTTAGATATGAAGTAAACACCGCTAACTACGGGTCTATTAATCTTATCGGCTGTCTGCCAGAGTTTTTGCATAGACTCAAGGTTTAGAACTATGTCTGAATCTACCCATAGTATCCAGTCTGTCTTCATCTTATCTGCCCAGTAGTCAAAGAGTATCTGGCGTTGTCTACCTATCTGATTACCCTGAACACGGATAGAAGAAGTAAAGCGCATACCATTGTTAGGACCAGCAATTACTGCTGTCATTAACCCTTCAGTAAACTTGCCATCGGTGGTGCCATTGTCGCACCAACCGATAGCCACTGTCT